TTGGCCGAAGCGAGTGTGCGCTGGATACTGTACGATATGATCGGATGTATTAAGGATGATGGCATGAACCTCACCGTCGTATCCTGGGTCGATGGGAGGATCCATTGCGAAGATGCAGATACCATTTTCATATACGTCACTGACTTTAACGTCGTCTACTTTGAAGCGATCAGTAGCTCTAGCTGCACGGTACAGAAGCAAATCCTTAGTCTTAACGCCTGATGCCATGCCGGAGCGCGGTCTTACTTCAGAACTATAACCTACCGGCACTTCCATTGAGAAACCGAGTGGTATAAGGTTTGGCCCAGGCTTAAGGATACCAGCCTCTGGTGTGAATATGTCAAGACCGACATCGATAGCATGCGCACGCTCCGGAAGCTTAGCGTTTGGATGAAGCAGTTTGAATTGTACTTGCATTACTTAATTCCTCCTAGCAATGATTGTTGGTATGAAATGGTTAGTGCTAATGATTGCTTTTCAGTAAAGCCGGCTTTGATAAGCTCGGAATAATATCGGTGCATGATGCGAGCGATGTCCAACGTGGCCGCTAGGGCTTGATCAAATTCGTGAGGCCTCATTTTATCGTCATCTGACGGAACTTGATCGTCTTTTTAACTTTCTCGTAGACTTCAGGGAACTCAGACTTGAGCACCTCGGTATCTACACGAGTTTGTTCTCTTGGTGACCACTTGATTACTCGGCTTGGTGTATAAGCGATCTCAGCATTCTTGAGTGCTTCCTTGAGTAAGTTCTGCGCCGCTTCAACACGTTTCTCCAATGCTTTGATTGTAGCTTTGTCTTCTACAATCCTCTCAACGGATTCTTCAAAGTCAGGTAGTGCTATTTCAGAACCCTTTTCAACATCAACGTACTTGCTCTTGATATACTCAGAGTCTGCTTGACCTCCGCTAACTTCAGGCTCGATAAGATTCTTAACGTTATGATTCCAGAACTCACGCACCATAGCTACAATCGGTTCCATCATATCTGGGTTGTACCACGTTTCATAGAAATAGAACTTGTTACCACCGACTAGACAAGCGAATGCACCGTACTCCAAACCTGTCACATACAGATACCATTGTAGCTGATAGATGTACGACATTGGAAGGTCACCTTCAAGCCAGTCTTCATTCATGAACTCACCGGCCGTTTTACATTCCAGGATACCGTACGGATTGCCGTCTTCATCCAGAATCAAACGGTCAACGTTAGCCAGCGCCCATGGGTCTTTATTGCTACCCAGGGTCGCGTCGAGGATGACACAAGTCTTGCCAGTACGCTTTGCAAACTCATCCGCAACTACAGGCTCGAGGACATGCCCCCAGTACATTCTCTCGAGTGACTCTTTGGAAAACGTCTCTTGGTGTTGGCCAGTCTTCTTCAGATAGACGAGACGAGCGGTGGAATAATTATTCACACCGCAGATCGCGCCAACATCAGAACCGCCAATACCAAATTGCCGTGCTGCTAGCCAACCTTCAAGATCATCCTCTTGACGAATTGTAGAATGGACGAAGCAGTTAGGCAAGAATTTGGTAAGCTGCTCTATCATACACTTTGCTCCTTAGTATTCAGAATTGTAGTGATCCTTACGTGACTGTTCGATAAACTCTTTGGTCAATGGATTCTTACGAAGATATTCGAAGAACTCAGTGCCTAGCGGATAACGTCTGTAGTCACCTCTGACTTTTTCTACAAGATGGTTATTGGTTAAGAATTTCAATAAGAGCTTCATATCATCACGCGGTAAGCCTGTATAATCTTCGAGTGTGTTGCGGCTGAAGTACGGTAGGCCATACAGAATCTCAACCATTTCATTGTGATCCATAATAGGCAACAGCACAAAGCGTTGAACAAGAAGATCAATATTGGAATCAGATGAGTCACTGTTAACACGTTCCATGTCACTAAGCTTATCGTAGCCAAGACTTTTTGAACCGTACACTTTGTCCATGAAAGCTACAACATAGTCGACATGCTCTTTCTTAACAATAACGTCTTCCCCGTCCGTCGTGGAAAATACGCTGATAGCCGCTGATACTGCCAGCCGTGCAATCTTGATACGTTGGTCGGCAGCCTCGACAATAGGAATCTTAGAGGTATATCTTTTCCCCATCGCGGTAGCGTGTGCAAGTATCGCTGAAGTTGCATCCGTTTCGAATTTGATGTTATCAGGTCTTCTAGACCATGCCCACAGTACTCGCAAGTTGCACAAGTCGCTGTCGTATACATGAGGCACTTCGGGCATGTCATCAACTGCCTTGTTAATAAGAGATTCATCGATGTCCCCAGATGCAACCGATATAGCCATGTCGAGTCGACGTACATCCTCGGTCTTTCCAAACAGCTTGAGTACTGCGGAGATCCCGTGAGTCTCCGTATTGAGCTTGCGCCCATTACGTGGGTTTGATATATAAATCGCACGAGTTCTAGCTGTTGTTTCTGCTGTAACCACACCTGTTGACTTAGCGACTCCGGAAGACCTAACGTCTGACATAATTGCGAGGTCATCCTCACTGATTCCTGAGAGTTCATCAATAGTTATCAAGCCTCCATCATTCAGTGGGAACGCACCCCACACCAGGAACCAACGTTTGTTACTCTGTTGGATACTGTAGACAAGTCCCGTACGTTTGGAGGACTCACCAGAGTGCATCTCACCTAATCTGTAATGACTCATGATGCGTTCTACAATTGTAGATTTAGCTTGCCCAGAGTCACCAATAATCAGAAGCTCTGCCCAACCACGTTTAACGAATTGACCTTGGAAGTAAAAGTTAAGAGCTGAATGATAGATAAGGTCAACAGCTATTGCAACGTCGCGGCGCTCCCAAACATAGGTTACGTTTCGCTCAAGATCTCGGTGAATCTCATTGAACTTGTCAGCCAAGGTTTGTTTGGGTCCAACCTGGAACGCTCTAAGACGCTCGATGGTATCCTCAGATATGTCGAAGTCATTGATGGCGTCCTTCTCAGGATAAGCCTTATCGAACATATGAGTTGCATACTGCGTCAGTGGATCCGGATACATATAACCAACCATTGTATAACGCTTGTTCGCTTTGAGATTCTCACCAATGTAGTACCCAGTACGCACAACATACTCATGCTCGTTAGCGAATCCAAAGTTAGTATCTGCCTTAGGAATCATACGAATTTCTTCAATGTTCATGAACTCTTCGTAGTCAATCTTGAACAGAGGACACTTAGGATTGATGCCAAGCATTTCGACTATTGTAGCATACTGTTGCTTTTCAGTTCCTTTGACAAGCTTCATCAAGTCACGATCTACAGACTTGAGTTCTCTTGACATTTCACCTGCCGTTACGCACAGGTTACAACTTTGACATGCTTTCTTCTCAGAGTCAGCATTGTCGCCGCAACTCGCCTTGATGATCTTTGGTACAACGTAAGGTGTGTGATCCTTACCTGATACCATGATCGGTACTTGCATCCGCTTGCCGTAAAGCTTAGCGCTTGCTGATGCCGATAGATGTACATCAACTGCCTCAACCTCATCTACAATGCCTGCCTCCATCGTCGGGTCTATGTACCGTGTAGATGCATCAAGCAGTGCTCTAAAGTCTTCAGCGGTCAGTTGACTCTTAACAAAGAAATCAGTTATGTCTCCTTTGTTAGGGAAGTTGTCCGGCCAGTTAATGATGTAAACCTCTACGATTCTACAGAGCTTCTCAGCAATCTTTTTAGCTGCGTTGCGGCCCGCGTCATCGTTATCTTGCACCAGGTAAACCCGTTTCTTATTACGGAAGTATCTTGCCCACTCAGGCTTCCAGGAACCAGCACCAGATGTTGGGCACGCTGTGGCGAAGCCATACTGTTCTGCTATGATCCTATCAGTTTCACCCTCAGACCAAACGATTTCTTCAACGTCGTCATTGACTAAGTTCTCGATACCGAAGATACGTACTTCACCATAAGAGTTTCCGAGCTCATCTACAAAGTTGAGTAGCTTCCATTGATCTTCGTCAGAGTTCCATTTGTACTTGCGGAAGTTAACAAGTGTATTGAATTCATCGTAGATCGGAATGGTGACTCGCTCTCCGTCCCAACCAAGTTGGAATCGTACAAGAGTCTCATCTGTAAAGCCGCGGCGTTCCTTCAATGCTGTTCTCAATGGACCGGATAATTTCATAAGTGCTTGATGATACTCGGCTATTAGGTCCATATCAATATCAGGTCTTGTTGGTTTGCTGCTGCTAGGCCGCTCGATCTTCAAAGCGTCTCCAAGCTCGAACCATGCTTGCTCACTGGTAAGATTGTATAAATGACGATGTAGTGAGTGCGCATTGCCTTTGCTTCTACAGGTTTGGCAGATGTAGATGCCATGATGGATGTTAACCGTTAGAGAGGGTGTCTTATCTGTGCTGCTCGCATGTAGTTCTTTAAACGGACATTCAGCCTTTATCTCAGTGCCGCGCCGAGAGACGTTTTGAAGTTCACTGAGAAAGTATGCCTCGTTGTCAAGCTCGGCCAATATCTTGTTACGATAATCTGGCCATTTAATTGTACTCACCTCTTATGCAGAAATATGAGGAGCCGAAGCTCCCCAGCATTGCTCAAATTTTAGATTTAAAATTCAGCCTTTGCAACATCGTCAGCGCTTGCAGTAGCTTGTGGCTCGCTGTTATCAGAAGCAACATCGTTCTCTTCGTCAAACTTGAACTCTTGATTACGGTACGCTTGGTACAGCATTCTGCCGTATTCACGATCGTCATCAGTAGTTTTGCCGTTAGCCTTAACTACAACGTTGAACCAGTCATTTCCTGCTTTGGACATCGCTTTCGGTTCAAGAGCATATCCGAAGTGCCACATGTTTTGCATTGTAACTTTCGCTAGGCTGAACAACTTCTTGCCCTCAGCGTAGTTAGTCTTTGCAAAGCTAAGTATGATCGGCATAGGCTCACCGGAGAAGAATCCAAAGAAGTTGAAGTACTTGGTACATTTAGGTTGTGCTTCTTTACCAGTCTTAGTATTGTCGAACTCGTTAAGACCGCAGCTCTTGCAAATAAGGGATGCTGAACCATCGGAAGGAACACCGCACTTACCATCACGTGAGACGCAAGCGATACCGCCACCCTCATCACGTGGAATCCAGCGGATGTTATTGTCGAATTTGAATACAGGAATGAAGATTTTGCCGTTAAGCTTTTCTTTCGTCAACGAGTTAAGAATGTCACCCTCGTCAGCGATTTTATCCTTGCGCTCAGGGCTGAGAGCATTGATGATTTTTACACGGGGTACAATCAGGTCACCATCATTTTCATCCTCGAAGCCCATAGGAGCCTCTGTCTGTGTGACTAATTGTTGTTGCTTAACCTCTTCGTTGATCTCGCTCATTCTGTTTTCCACCTTTTCATTTAGTATACCGCCAATGGATTCCTCACATCTAGCGGTTGGTTTGTCACCCTAAACCCAACACCAAGACTCAAGTGACTTGCCAGTTATCCCACATTCACTGGTTTCCCGGATGAACTACAATGTAATATGACGATTGAAGTACTTTTGTTCTTTTACATCATAGATAAGGATTTTGATCGGTTTGTCATGCTTTGCAAGTATCATTGTAGATATCATGCACATAACGGGTGGTCCACACACCAGCAAGTAATCTTCATCAATGTTAAAGTCTTTAAGTCCGTCTTTAAGCATGTTGGTTACAATGTCTGGTTTGAATATTGGCGCTCGGCCTGTTGTCGTAATGACCAATTCACCAAAGCGTTTTGCATCATCGAAGTTTCGGTTAAGATCATTTATGACGTATACTTTGCTCACTTGTTTGTCCCCCTTTGCACTTTGTATATTTAATTATATCGCGGTAGAGCTTCCTAAGTAAATACATTTTTTAACAACGCTCTTTGCTACTTTTTAATTATACTATAAAGGAGAGAAGTTGTATACCAGTAATTTTCTACTGTGTTGGCACTGCACGATCCCACTCTGAATCCTCAACGTCAGCATGGAGACCAGCGGCAACATCCGCAACGTTATTGCAGATAACCATCTCTCTAAAGATGCTTTCTTCTACATCAACACCTACACGGATACCATGGTTAGAGAAGAACTTTTCCTTGGCATTAGCTACAGCATCGATCTGCTTTTGCGACTTTGGGTTATCATAGAGGTAAGCAAAATCGTTGTAGAGCAGCAGTCCAGAGCTGTCCTTAATGAGTAGGTTCTCACCAGTTACTTTACCCAATGAAAGTAAATGTCCTTTAACATGATATACCGTATATTCAATGTCGTTGGTATCGAACATATCCAACATGTTAGCTACATCATCCCATAGGTCTTTATTCTTGACAGGTTCACCCGCTGCTGTGACCCAGTCTTTACGCCGCCAGTTGTCGTACCATTTCTTGGTGATAGTGTTGAAGATGTATTCAGAGTCGGTTACAAGATATATGTTCTGCGGCCCAGCGGCCTCGATGATATCTATTGCACCACCAAGTGCTCCGATCAATGCGTGTAGCTCGCCACGCTGGGATGTTGAGTTGCGCTCAGAACCTAAGCCTATTGCTGTCTTACCATTGAACTTTGTGAATACCGCTCCAGCGGCCAAGCAATCCGGTTTACCATTACGACGACTAGCACCATCAATTGATAAGTAAATCATACTATCATCCACCTCACTATTCTAATATCTTGATTCGATTTGAGTCTGAAACCATCATCATAAGCCTTACTGTAGTACTCGGCTTTCTCTTGAATGAATGGAGCATGGTTAACGATTACTTCTATAGCGCCGTTGGGTTGCACGACCGCCACAACCAGGACTTGCATCTTGCTCATGTCGTGTTCTCTGATCGTCTTAAGGAACGCGCGCCGCAGGTTAGTTAGATAGAACTCACTCATCATTCCCGCTCACCTGACATTCTTTTGAAGATAGGACAGTTCAGTGACACAAGGCCTGTACGCTTATCTGTAGATTCACCGAAGCTATCAACTTCTACGAATTGACCGATAGGTGGGGTCTTCCAGAACTTGGCCCGCAAGGTGTCGTTAAGACCTGATCCGCAGCCAACGCTTTGACCTTTGTAATCCAGGACTAAGTTACCTACAGTACCTTCTAGACGACCGTTGCCTTCTTCAATACCAATGACCTTGAGCGTGTATGAGTGAGTACGTTTAACCTTCAAGATCTCACGGCTGCGTTTCAACTCGTACTTGCCATCGAAGGTGTTCAGCATGATACCCTCTTTGCCCTCTCCCCAGAAGTCCCCAGCTATCTCCATTACATCTTCAAATCCTCGTGCAATCCCAATGATCGGTGTGACGAAGATGTGCTTGAATCTGTAGTCAATACCGAAAGTCTGCCGGAGGTTATCTGCTTGTGCTTGGTCAGTTACAAGGTGTATGATAGAAGGATCATCGAATGTCGCACCCAGCAATATCTTACGCTGTTTAGCGCCGTAGTTACTGATACCGGATTTGAACTCATCGATAGAGATCATGTCAAACACATGGAACGTCACGCCAGTCTTCTCGCCACCCTGGGACGCTATGGAGTTAGTTGCTTGACGCACTTCGATATCATCCTTGAAATCACCTGTAGCTTGCAGCTCGCCATCGTACACACAGTTATCAGGAAGATGTTTAGCTTCGGCCTCAATATCTACAAGGCCTTCATCTGGTATGCCTGAGCGGCTGTAAAGCGTAACCTTACCGTTCTCTTTAACCATGATACGACGAGTGCCGTCCCACTTGCGAGTAGCGATGTATGGTCCAGGAACCTTGTCCTTGAAATCAAAGTATTTCTCAGCCAACATTACGCCGATCTTAGGTATGAAGTCTTTACCATAGATCTTGTTCAGCGTATTCTCAGTGACGCCGATCTTCAGGTTCTTGGTGACTATAGCTTCAGCCAGTTCTTTAGCGGCTTCAGTGGTTTGGCTTAGGATGAAGCGCCAAGCAAACAAGATGTCCTCGTCACGACCTGTTTGGTTATGCGAGAAATAGTCAAGCGCTTGTTCCCAGGATCTGTTCTCA